GCTCCGGATCCAGACCCTGCCGCATCTTTAAAAAATACGACATTATGCAGCACATCAAATAATCCAGCATTTGAAAAAGTTCCTGAAAGCGACTGAAGATTCAGGCCTTTTGTTATAACGGCCTGCCCTTTTGCCGCAACTCCGCTTGCATCAAGGCCTCCAACAAACTCAACATCGGGCGGAGAAGATAGATCGTACCCGCTGCCCATCGATGTCATTGACACGGAACTCACAAACCCGAATCCAGTAGCTTCGTCGATTGAAATATTACCAACAGCACTTGCCGGTGTTGTTGGATTTCCTCCAAAGCCAACAATCGGTGAACCCTTGTATTTGTAGCCCCCCGCGTCCGACAGAGTCGCTGTTGCGGTGCTGTATCCGTTTCCGCCAGTCACAAGTGTTGCCGACGTGACAGGACCGCTCACAATTGCCTTTACCGACGCTCCAGATCCAGTTGGTTGAGGTAGATTCAGCCCAGATACGTTGATGTTGTTCTTCGTGCCGGGGTTTGCAGTGATCTGCAGCAGTTTTGCCAAGCTATTTTGACCAACACCAGTCGTGATGAGGTTGATTGGGTTAGCTCCAGAAATTGAATCCGCGTAGTTTGTGTGGAGCGTCACCGCATACTCCGTGAGAGAGTCGATGACGTGAACGTAGTAGTTCGTGCCGGCAATTAACGGCTGAGGAAGCGTTCCGCCGTTCGTGTACGCCTGCACAATATCCCCGTTCTGATACCCATGCGATTCCGGGAAAACAAGTTTAGTCTCGGGCGTGATCGGACTGCGAGGGTAGACGTAAAAGTTTGAATTTTGCCCCAACAACAAGACCGGGTTGATCTCATTCTGAGCATCTGTGATCGTCTCGTAGACCTGAAGCACTGTCGGCTCCTGCTGGTTCACGAAATAGGTTTTATTTGCCTCCAGCGGGGACGGGAGGGCACTGTAGGACTGGGTGGCAAACGTCGCCTCTGTCGCTGTCGAAATCGGCAGCGGAGATGCCGTAGACAGCTTCACCACCGTCAATAGTTGCGAATCCCGCGAATCGGTCAACTTTAGCACCGGAGATCCTGCGATGCTCGAGACCGGGATTGGTTCGTTTTGGTTCCGAGCGTCCAGTTCGTTGGAGTAAAGCTGGATTTCCGTCGGTGAAGGCACCCCAACGTAATATTTCTGACCGTCGCCAAGTTCGGGGGGCAGCGTTCCAGATACGAGGTTCAGGATTGCGCCCTCCCCAGAGCTTAGCTGGTGCGCCGTAGCAGAAACGAATGTGGTGAGCGGAGAAACAGCCGCTGTGCGCGTCTGAATCGTCACTCCGTCGGGCTGAATGCTTCCAACCGGCCAGTCATTAATGCTGTGGATTGGCACCATGAGCCCGTCCATGCCCTCTCCAGACTCGGATTGCGTTCGGAGATCTCGGTTATTTCCATCCGTCCCGACCACCCGGATCATTTTGCCCACGTCAGCCTCGTGCTCGGCCACTGCAACAAGCTGCGAAGGCTGCCTGATGTCCATCTGAGTGGCAACCATACCGCGATCATCCCACGCCCAAGAGACGGAATTGTACATCCCGCCCTTGTTGACGTGGTATTGAAAGAGACGGTCCCGAAAATAGGTCGGAGACCCGTCCACATTGACTGCCAGAGGCACTTCAATTCCCCTCGGCAGCGTGATTGTCTGCTTGTCCCAGCCCGTGCAAACATCAACCTCTGCGACGGTGTGATACCAGTGACCGCTCTGCATGAGCGTCTTCACGGCTTGCGTGAGTTTACGGTAAACGACAGACTTGTCGGTCGTCCCGAGCACATCCATCGCCTCGTCAATGATTTGCGAGACAAACATAGGCTAGAGAGTTAGCGGGCGCGGTTGCTGCCTTCAGCCATCATAGACTTCAAGAATTCTTCATCCTCCTTTGAAGGAGGAGCGCCGGCTCCGGCTGGCATTTCACCTTCCATCTCACCAGCTTCCCCTTCTCCACCTTCGTATTTGTAATGCTCAGCAGATAAGATTTCATCAATTCCAGTCATAATCCCAGAGAGGATTTCCTTCAGATCTTCAAACGTAGACCTATGAAGCATGATCATGTCATCTTCTGGGCCAAGACCGGCGGGACCGGCTGGCGCTACCCCTCCCGGAGGCATTGCTGGCATTGAAGGATCCATAGGAGCTGGCGATGTCATTTCTGGTGCAGGCATAGGTTTGTTTGGTTGAGAATTCGATCAACAACAATTGAACTAAAAATACAAGTCTTTTTAAGATGAAAACGCCATTTCCATATTGTCTCCGTGTTGTAATGTTGAAAACGGAGCAATTGATTCAAATAATCTCAAAACAAACGACAGATCATCCTGATTTGTTAGTGAATTGTTTTCAAACACAATTCTTTTAGGTAAAAGATTCTTGTTTTTAACAACCTCAATAAAAAACCATTTTAATATAGAGCAATCATGGCCTTCTGTGTCTATTTTTAGCACATCAATCGATGAAACATAGTTTTCCCATAAAAGCGTAGCCACAGACAACTTGCGAACCACATCCTTTTGAAGCAAATGCAGCACCGATAGATTTGAGTGTTGAGGATGCGGCTCGCCAATGGAATTGCAGCCACGCAGCCAATGAGGAAGTCCATGTAGATCAATTGTTTCCGGAGGGACAAAAAACACTTGGCACATCCCGTCGTTTCCATCTGTCGAGATAGCCGCATTTATCTTTTTGACGCCATTTCGAGACGGCAATTTGTTGAGATGAGTCGCGACCGGCTCAACGCACAGCCCCACAGCGTCATCCGGAGCGGTTTCAACCAACGAATCGAAGTCTGATGTGCCTATTTCAATGAAATCGTAGTGCATTTTATTCAAAAAGTTTAACCCAAGCGTCTATTCGATTTGACCAGTCAAAGTGCTCCTTAGCGTACTGCTGAGCCCGCTTGCAAGACTCAACGTAAATCTCCGGGTCACGGTGCCTTAGAAGCGCCTCTCTGGCATCAGAGACCCACTCATTCTCTGGTATTCGCACCAAAACGCCAGAGGATCCATCGAAGTACCCAATTTCAGCGCAAATTACCAGCCTGCCGGCTGCAGCAGCTTCCATGATTGGAAGCCCGCAAGCCTCGTAGGACGATGGCAGCAGAAGGGCATCAATCGTCGTGTAAAATCCAGCCATGCAAAGGTGATGCATGAATGCGTGATCCTGAAAGTTGAACGGCAAACCATTCATCGTCTCGAAGATCAGATGTTTCCGTTTGCAGTCCTGTCCATTGCTCATTGTGTGGTGGAGTGCGCCGGCATAACCAACAGTTCTGAGCATGTCTGAGATCGGCTCGTAAAAGTGGTCGAAATCAATCCCATTCAGCGTTACATCGGGCGTCCGTTGAATCCCGAAATTTGCGCTTGAAGCTATCATGCTCGGATTGATTACTGCATAAGCCTTGAGGCCATTAAACATCTCAACACCAGCAATATTCACGGCCTTGTAGATATCAACCTCTGCATGTGCCACCGTGACAATTCGTTCTTTTGGCAGCCCGAAGACGTTGATCAGGTGTGGAACCTGTGGAGGGTTCGTATAGAAGATGTCGAACTTCTTTTTGAGGTACTCAATCTCAATTTGGCTGTAGTTGATCCTCCAGTCCAGCACATGAGCGTAGATCCCGCGCTCCCAAAACCGTTTCACCAATGCGTTGTGGATCTGGCCAAAGGCCCAAGCATTCTCGGTGAAGAACGCTACAGACTTCATCTGTAGAGTGCGCTGTAGTTTAAGCCAAGGCCCGGACCTAGCGGGCGGTTGTGGTCCTCGTAGAACCCCTTTCGGCTCAACACGTCAGAAAAGTCATCAAACGCTCGATGGAACTTTGGCCGAACAGCATCGAGTGAAAAATTCTCTTGAGCGAACGTAATCATCCTATCCCGGTCGATCGTATCCACTAAGCGCATTGCTCGCAGAATGTCGCCCATCGTGTTGCAACGAAAACCGTTGACGCCATCGACGATGTACTCGGTCATCGCGCCGACATCGGTGCAGATCGGAACGCAACCTGACAGCATAGACTCCACTGCGGTGCCTCCAAATGGTTCCCAGTATGTGGACAGCAGAAACGAGTAAGACGCCTCGCCAAGGAGCTTTTTGCGCGTCTCTAGATCGGCGTAGCCAATGTATTCAACATGATCAGGCCATTTATCGAACCCAACATCCTGACAGGATCCCTGACCAGCCACGACCAGCTTGACTCCAGCTTGGAACGTCGCATCGATGGCAATATCAACGCCCTTGTTCCGGCCAATCCTGCCTAACGCCACCGCGTATGGTTTGCGTTCCTTCTGCGGCGCAAAGTCTCGAAGGTCGAAGTAGTTTGGTACGATTCTTCCGTACCATTCGGGTTTGCAGTAGCTGACTCCCTCGGTTCCCATGAACGCTGCTTTCAGAGGATACGATTCGTAACACCGAAATGGAGCCCACGCATGACCGCACCCGATCCCGGGCTCCACAACGATCAAATCCCCGTCCTTGTTTGCGTAGTCACAAGCCGGTTTCACACCTCCCCAAAAGGCAAGCACAAGATCCCCGCGTTTCTTCCTACGGTAAATTTCCGGCCCTGCGTTTTCGTTGAACACCCTGTGAGCCAAATCGTCCGCAGAGTGTTTGAATTGGCCCTTCCGCCAATCGTAGCCGCCATAGGCAGCTTCCAGCACCCTATTTGAGGTCACATTCACCTGCTCGTCGGCGTCGGTAACGCTCTCCGGATGACCATAGTGAATTGTCTTGTACTCGTGACCCTTAAACATCGTCAGGAATTTTCTGACCTTTTGAGTGAAGGCACACGCGACGTAATCCGCGTTTGAGATGGTATGCGGAAGACCAAGACAATGTATTTGATTCATGTATTGTTATGTTGTTTTTATTTACTTAATTTCTTTCCAACCAACTGGCTCAACCCATTTATAAATTTTCCCATCAGATGGATACGGAATTGGTGAATTCCATAAACACGTATCTTCATCTAAAATCCAAGAATCAAATGGTTTTGGGGGAATAAAAGCATCTTTATCCACATTATATGTAAATCCAATTCCAGCGTAGTTCATCCTTAACGGGCGACCGTCTGGATGCGAGCCTCCATACGTATTGTAGGAGGTTTGAATCCATTGTCCGACAGAAGTATCAACAAACGAATTAAAGAAATCAGCCTCTGCACGTATAACCTGAACAACTACACCATTTAAGACTTTTGCGTAAGATGCCATATTAGTACAAAATAAAATACCCTGAAGACGTGAATGTGTGAATGGTATAACCTCCGATTTGAGTAATAGTCCCGCCCGTGCCAGCCTGAACTCCGAGATATCGTAAAATAGCGATCCCAGATCCTCCGCTGCCGTCCCTCCCGCCCCCGCCACCTCCCGTGTTTGCAGTGCCGCTAGTTCCTGCATTAGTTCCGCCGCCTTGACCTCCGCCACCATTCCCCCCAACTGCTCCCGCCTGTCCGGCTTTCCCCGCAGTTCCACCACCCCCACCTGCATAATACGCGCTAACTCCGCTCAAGCTGCTGGCAACACCAATTCCCCCAACACCAGCAGCATTTAACGCCCCATTGTTACCAACAGCGCCAGCGCCTCCTCCACCACCTGCCTGTCCTTCGCCATCTTGTGCCAAATTTCGGCCGCCATCCTTACCTTGGCCTACGGTGCCAGCCCCGCCGAACGCATTTTGACCTTGGCCACCAATCCCACCACCTCCACCGCTACCGCCTGCCTGTCCTGTAATGCCAAACCATCCTCCTCCGCCACCTCCAATGGCGGTTAATGTTGTTACTCCACTTTGATTTAAAACCGTTGGACTTCCGCTTGAAAATGCGTTTGTTGCAAAAGCACCGCCGCCGCCAATTGTAATTGTAAGAAGGACGTTTGAAGCTACTGTTAAAGTTCCACTGAGTAGCCCCCCGGCCCCGCCGCCCCCGCCGCTTGTAGCACCAGCACCTCCACCAGCCACCAACAGATAGTCAACAGACAGTCTATTTTTTTCCAAATAAAAATAAGCGAGTGAATTCCAAGCAGTAGATCCATCTCCGAGCTTTAACCTTCCACTATCTGTTTCACTCCCAAATTCGCCAACACCAAGCACTGGATTTGCTGTTTGCCACTGGGAAGAGGTTCCGCTCCTTTGTTCGATCTTTGTTCCAACAACAGATGGAGTTCCTCCACTTATCGAAGTAGGCGTTGATCCGGTCGCCCCTTGAGTCCCAGTAGCTCCAGCTTGACCCTGAATTCCTGTAGCGCCTGTTAACCCGGTCGCACCAACACCAGTCGCGCCAGTGAGTCCAGTTGCTCCAGTGAGTCCAGTTGCTCCATTGAGCCCGGTGGCGCCACGTTGTCCAGTTGCTCCAAGTCCAGTTGCTCCTATAAATCCTGTCGCACCATAAAACCCGGTAGCACCAGTTGCCCCATTAAACCCGGTAGCACCAGTTGCCCCATTAAACCCGGTAGCACCGGATCCAGTAGCTCCTGTGAGACCGGTGGATCCTGTAAGGCCGGTAGCGCCCGTTTCGCCAGTTGCGCCTGTTTCTCCAGTGGCACCAGTTTCACCAGTAGCTCCTGTGAACCCAGTTGCTCCATTAAAACCAGTCGCGCCCGCAAATCCGGTAGCACCAGTAAACCCAGTAGCACCAGTAAAACCGGTTGCACCAATGATCCCAGCAGTCTGAATTGCAAAGATCAGGTTGTGGTTGTTTGCAAACGTGGAAGAACCTCCAGCGTTCAAGAACGTCACCGGCATCACGATGTACCCATCGGCCGCAAGTGTTGGAGTGCCAGATATACGCCACTTCTGATAATTCAAAGAACTACTCTGGTCTTGAATGACAAACTCGGAATCGACTCTCCAGTTTGAGAAGAAAATGTCGATATCATTACCGAGGGCATCCAGATGCGAAAGCGCAATCTCAGTTGCTAGGTTTTGAGTTGTCGAGTTCCAACGAACGTGCCCGTTTCCAATTGGGTCTGCCGGAGGCATCGTGACCGACAATCCATCAGCTCGGTAGTTATAAAACGAAGTGGACTGCCCGGGAGGTCCAGTCGGACCAACAAACCCAGTCGCGCCATCAAACCCGGTCGCGCCGGTTGAGCCAGCAAATCCAGTGGCACCAAATTGACCGGTTGCGCCTTGGTATCCAATCGGACCAGTGGCTCCAGTTGGCCCGCCGGCCGGACCTATTGGTCCAGTAATGCCGGTTGCTCCGGTCAGTCCAGTCGCTCCGGTTGCGCCGCCGGGTCCAATCGGACCTGTAGGGCCTGTAAATCCTGTGAAGCCGGTTGCACCCGTGAGTCCAGTTGCCCCCAATCCAGTTGCGCCCTGAAGGCCAGTAGCCCCCTGTAATCCAGTAGCGCCTTGAAGGCCAGTAGCGCCAGTAGCGCCGATCGGGCCCGTGGATCCAATCAATCCTGTTGCACCCTGAAGACCCGTTGCGCCTGAAGATCCAATAAGTCCCGTCGCCCCTTGAATACCCGTCGCTCCTTGAATCCCAGTCGCACCAATTCCAGTAGCTCCAGTAGCTCCAATTGGACCAATTGAACCAGTTGCACCAACCCCTGTCGAGCCTTGAGCCCCAGTTGATCCTTGCGCTCCGGTTGCGCCATTAAAACCTTGAGATCCGGTGGCGCCCTTTTGCCCAGTCGCGCCGAGAAGCCCAGTGAGTCCGCTTGGGCCGGTTGCGCCGGTTAGACCGGTTGCACCACTCGAGCCAGTTTGCCCGGTTGCGCCAATATTCCCAGTCGCACCGGGTAGCCCATTAAATCCAGTTGCGCCAGTAGGGCCCTGAACACCCGTAGAGCCCCTTTGTCCAGTTGCTCCGGTGTACCCAGTCGCTCCGGTTGCCCCGATTTGGCCTGTGGCGCCAGTTGCGCCGTTAAATCCAGTCGCCCCGCGCTGTCCCGTTGCCCCGATTGTACCAGTGGCGCCCGGCAAGCCAGTGGCGCCCGTAGCCCCCTTCATTCCAGTGGCTTGATTCAACACCCGGAGGAAGTAGCACATCAGACCCTCGTTTGCGAGGCGAGGGATGCCCATGATGGTCGATGAATTGTTTGGATCGCACGGGATTGTCCACACGATCTTACCATTCACAACACTCTTTGTCAGAGGTCCGTACAGCGCCAACGTCAAATTGTCTATGAGACTGGGAACAGACTCATGCGAGACGCTTGGGTAAGGAACGTCTAATGAACAGGGAGAGTATGTTGGGCCAAATGGGCCGTCGCAATCGCAGGACATGTCAGTGGTTCTTTTGTTGCTTTAGTGCTGCAGCCGAATTTATTGCATCGCGCTCAACTTGTTGGTATCGCAGCAGTGAATACCATGTTTCATTTCCTTGAGCTATGTAATTGTCACCCTTTTTAAGGTGAAGGATCCCGTCGCTCGGATACCGCAATTCCGGATGACCTGAGTAGTCTGTCGCGCAGCTTGTCAGCGAGACTGTCGCCACTAGAAGTGCCGCTTTCGCGAGCTTTTTCAATTTGGTCTTCGATTTCATCGCAGTAAGATCCAATGTCTCGCTCAAGTTCCCAATTAGCCCTTTTGACCTTGATAGCAAGGTACAATTCAAGGCTTTTGAGTATCGACAGAAGCAGCGGAAACACTCTTTTCCTTTCTGAAAATGTTAATAATCCCCATAAGCGCAATTCCAGCAGCAATTATGGACTCAGCCAGATCAGGCCGGACTTTAACGCCAAGCCCAGTCAATACTCCGATAACACCCCTCCATGTAGAGGTTTCGTTTAAACGATCAAGAATGTATCCAATCATAATTAAGTAATTAGTTCTTCAATTCCAGACACTCGGTTATTCCACCCGCCTTCAAACTTCCTGCATTTAGAATTTTGATGCGCCAACTTCTTATAAAAAGCCCTTCTAGCATCACAAAACACTTTTGCAACCCTTTCCACGCTTGAATTTTCAATTGTTTTCAAAACAGACGCAAGGGTCTTTGGCCCAAAGATGCCATCGTCTTTTGTTCCGCAGACTCTTTGAAGGAAAAGAGTTGCCTGTGTTTTTCCGGTATTCACCACCGCATCGAAATAAACGATCGACAACGGGCTTGGCAGCTTGTTTGCCGAGCAATCAAGCCATTCAGACCAGTAAATCTCTACAGCCTGCTCTTGGGTTAAATTTGCAACATCAACCTCGGGGTGGGATCGCTGATCAATACCAAATTTCGTCAAACCACCCCGATCATCGGGATCCATTTCAGAAATCACGTTCCCTTCTTTGTCGTAGACGTTTTCCCACTTAAACAAAAACGCCAACACTTTTTTGAAATCGTCAGTCATTAGTTGTTTTATCAAGGATTCTGGACCAAAGCTCCTTACGGTCACGCTCGCATTCAATAATTGCATTTTTTAAGTCGCCTATTTGAGCACCAAGAGCATTCAAGTGCTCTGTTCGCTCTTCATTGAGCTTTAACACCATGTCTTTATTCATTCTTTGAATCCACGTAATTGCTACGCAAGCCATAACAAACGGCAAGCCCTGTCCTCGCATTGCTTCAATTAGCATTTGTTCCATATTAAATTTGGTTTGGATCGGCCTCGGGAGGTACAAATTGACCATTTACATATCCCCACCCAATTCCTGCATTAGAATCACCAATAGGAACAGCAAGGCAGTCCTGAGGAGGTTGCCAACCATCTCCTCCATCCCACATCACGGTGTTGATGACGATGTTGTCTTTGATGATAGCGTATGGTTCTGACATATTTAGAAGTAAGTTGTGATTATTGCAGCTCCGTTTCCGCCAACTCCTCCAGCTCCACTGTTGCCAATGCTATCAACAGAAGCCCCGCCACCTCCACCTCCGCCTGCCGGAAATCCACCAGCTCCACCAGCCCCTGCATTTGTTGTGGTCGAAGATCCGCCGCCTCCACCGCCAGATCCTCCAACTGAAGTTCCATTTGTTGGCAATGCAGACATTGATATTCCGGTGCCGCCGTTGCCATTGATGGCACCATTCGTTCCACCTGCATAATTTAAGAGAATAAAACGTCCACCTATACCTCCAGCAGAAGCAGCATCAGCCGTTGTGATTCCGCCACCTGACGCTCCTCCTCCAGATGCTGATGTGCAAGTTGAGCCTGTAGTTCCCGGAATTCCGGCAATTCCAGCACTTCCAGTTGCAGATGCTGCTCCCCCGCTATTGCCATTTATACCACCACCTCCACCGGTTCCAGCAATCGCAGTTCCTCCAGATGCACCATTCCCACCCGGCAATACAATTACAGATCCAAATGACGTTGTTCCACCTTGTGTTCCAGTTGAACCGTTTGCACTATTGGTGGTTGTTGATGCTCCACCATTTCCACCAGAACCGATTGTAATTGCTTCAGTTGCACCAGCGGCAGAGGCATCAATCCATTGTTCAATAAAAGCTCCTGACCCTCCTCCTCCTCCACCACATCGAATTGATGCTGCAGCACCTTTTCTGCCGCCTCCACCACCTCCGCCGCCAGACCATAGTTGAACTTTTACAACACGAGCGCCAGCAGGCTTTGTCCATGTGCCATTTGCTGAAAATGTCTGAACATTCATTATTGGCGACAAGCCAGTCGCGCCCTGTAAGCCTGTAGCGCCCTGCATTCCAGTCGCGCCGATTTGGCCGGTAGCGCCTTGGTCACCTGTTGCTCCATAGAAACCTGTAGCCCCAATGTTTCCTTGCAAACCAGTTGCGCCAACGGCCCCAACTCCAGTAGCTCCAGTAAAACCAGTTGCCCCAACAAGACCCTGCACTCCAGTGGCTCCAATATCACCTGAAACACCTGTAGCCCCTGTTAATCCGGTAGATCCAACAAGACCCTGAATGCCGGTTGCTCCTGTTGCACCAATATCACCGACCGGCCCGGTCGCACCAGATAACCCAGTGGCACCAGAAAGCCCTTGAACACCCGTCGCACCAGTGGATCCAGTGTCACCAATCGGACCAGTGGCGCCAGTCAGCCCTGTCGCTCCTTGAGCGCCGGTGGCACCATCAAACCCCGTTGCACCGATTTGCCCTTGAACCCCAGTGGCTCCAACAAACCCTTGAACCCCAGTGGCACCTGTAGCGCCGTCGTTACCTACTAGTCCAGTAGCACCTGTAGCGCCAACCAATCCGGCTCCCGTTGCGCCCTGTAATCCAGTTGCTCCATCAAGGCCAGTAGCGCCTTGAATACCGGTCGAGCCAGTCAATCCGGTCGCTCCAGTCAGACCAGTAGCACCAGTATTGCCCTGAACACCCGTGGCCCCAGTGGCACCAATAGATCCGACAGGTCCAGTAGCTCCATCAAGGCCCGTGGCGCCTTGAGGGCCAGTGGCACCCTGCAACCCAGTTGCCCCGATCCCGGTGGCTCCAGCAACGCCGGTTGCTCCAGAAAGACCAGTCGCGCCTTGAAGGCCGGTCAACCCAGTTGCGCCAGCCGGACCCGTTGCGCCGGTAAAGCCAGTAGCTCCGTCAAGGCCCGTAGCGCCTTGTGATCCCGTTGAGCCAACCCCGCCGGCGGCGCCAGCTAAACCAGTAGCTCCAACTTGGCCGGTTGCACCCATCGCGCCTGTAGCCCCTGCTCCAGTGGATCCTTGAGAGCCCGTGGCACCTGTTGCACCAATTGGGCCGATTGGTCCAGTTGGGCCCGTAAACCCTGTGTATCCGGTAGCACCTTGCAACCCAGTTGCTCCCTGTATCCCAGTTGCGCCGGTGGCGCCAACACCGGTCGCCCCGGTAAGTCCGGTTGCACCGATTGCGCCAGTAGCGCCAGTGATCCCAGTTGCACCGTCGAGACCTGTAGCGCCTTGCAGGCCGGTCGAGCCAGTCAATCCGGTAGCGCCACCGAGCCCGGTCGCACCGCTGAACCCGGTTGCTCCAGTTAAACCAGTAGCGCCTATTCCAGTAGCGCCAGAAAAACCCTGCTGACCTGTAGCTCCAGTGAGCCCGGTTGCTCCGGTGATCCCGGTTGCGCCAGACAAACCAGTTGATCCAGTCAATCCCGTGGCTCCAAAAGATCCGGTCGCTCCGGATCCTGTGGCACCGGTAAGCCCAGTGGCCCCCGTGAGCCCGGTGGCACCACGTTGTCCAGTTGCTCCAGTAAAACCGCCTCCCGGCCCAGTTGCGCCGGTTGCACCAATCCCGGCGGCGCCGGTGACAGTGAACCCGCCTGTGAATGGGTTGAATTGAATAGCCATATCAGACGACGAGCGTTGCCGAAACTAGGTTTGCATCATTCGCCGTTGGCGGCTGAGGCGAATAAAGCATCGTGATTGTCGCCACAGTCGTGCCAGCAGCCTTATACTGCACGGTGGAGATGTTGTTAGTGGCTCCATAGTACGAGATCACCACCTGATCGTATGCTGGGATGGAGAACCCCTGTAGATCGGTGAGCCGATCCAATACGAGGTGGCGGTACTTGGCTGTGTCGAGAATAGACGGGGTATCCATATGGGCTGACTGGTCAGGGAGGGCACGGGCCCCTCCCTGACAGTGTCAACTCAGATTAGAGCCCAGTCGCGCTCGTTGAGCAAGGCAGCGGAATGCCGTCAAACGGGCAACGCTTGTAGAGGACAGGCAACACGTTTTGCGGCCGGATCGGCTGGATAGCCCGGCTGATCTGGTAGATGTGCTGACCGTAGTCTCCGTAGAGGTTACAGTCATTGTCCCTGAAGTAAGTCCACTCTAATTCGCCCATTGCGAGCTGTGGAGCAAACTTAAAGGTGCCCTCGCCAGTGTAGGTCTCAGGGACAAGACGCTTAAACGCATCACCCGCGATGATGAATCCGACTTCGTAAGGCGCCGCGACCCAAGCAGGATTCCGTCGTTGAGCAAAACCGTTAGTAACCGCCGTGGAGACGATTGGGTTAACCAAAACAAGGTTGCCAGACCCATCAAACCCGGTCGCACGCAGCGGCTGCTGGTCGATCCCGAATGCAAAGCCACGGTATCCTTGGAATTGATAGCCCGAGATCGACTCCTCACCCAGCTTAAAGCTACCGGCAGAGAGATACAGCAAGTCTTCCTTGACATCGGCGTCGTTGCGAAGGTTTTCGATCGCGTCGGCGCTCAACATGACTTGGAAGAACTCACCTTCCTTGGCGGCAAAAGGCTCGGCGAGCATTTCTTCGCGAAGGAACGTACCCAACTTGTAGAGGGTCTTGAAGTTCAAAGGGCCATCAGGCAGCGTCTGAGCAAACTGCGTGTTGATGTTCTGCATATCCCCCGTGAGGTTCGTGCCGAACGAAGCGCCGGTGTTAACGACGTACTTCACACCGGACTGGATCAGGTACTGATACCGAATGTCCGCATTGATAATCTGAAGGATGCTCTTTTCAAGCGAGACTTGCGCTTGAAGATAGCTGCCCTTAAAGGCCGTCCGGGCCTGTTTCACACAAACACGAGGACCAGCCCCGCGCAGTGTTTGCAGTTGGAACTGGTATTCAGTGGAGCCAACAACGTCAGGAGTTGCACCCACGCCGCAAAGCGTGGTGTCGTTCACGAAGGTTGGAGCAGCCAAAGAAGCAGCCGGAACGGCCATTTCCTCAATCACAGAACGGACTACATCAGACACATTCGGCAGAGTGCCGCCGTCAATGGAGTTGATATAGGGAGATTTTCGGGCAAGAACGCGAGCGATCTGACCAATGATACGATTTACGTCTTTGCTGGCGAAATTTTGGATAGTCGCCAACGGAATACAATTGTTAGGCATAACGAGTTACTGATTGTCTTGAACTCGTTACCCGCCCACTCAGGCAAACAACAAGTCCAAGGGAGAACGACCAATTTGCTTGGTAGTTCAATGTTTGGTGATTTGTTGCCCACGTCGGCTGAGCGATTTGACGACCTTTTTCGGTTTACGTCCGAAAACGTGCTGCATACGGAGCAGCAACACCGAGTTGCAATAGGTTTTAGCCTATGTTTTAAGATGTGCAATTATTTTTTTCACTCAACTTACAACTTGATTCAAATTATTTTCCCAAATCAAGGCCATGCCTGAAGACTTTGGATTGTCGTTTGTTCGATTTGCGTGAACAACCAATTCAATGTTTGTTGGATCAATTCCAAGAATACTTGACTCAAACCTAACACCCTGACAATCAACCAAATCTTCACTCAAGTACTTATTGAGTATATATTGAGAATTTTCTGCAGAAACATAAAAAAGATATGGTTTTTCTGAAGATAGCACCATTGGCTTTCCAAGATTTGCAGCAGACTCTGGAGTGAACCCAATGTTCACAACGTCGTAATCAGACATCCACCCTCCTCCAGATGCATGGAGGGCGCACCACCTAATGAATCGAGCAACAATCAAATCAAACTGATTGCGGAGAGAATCTACATGTCTCAACTCGCCAACCAGCTTTTGAAGCATCTTGTTGTATCTTTGAGAGACTTGAGCGTGGCTTCTGTTGAGCATCACCGGTTCCCACCCGTAATGAGCCCAAGATGTCTTCCAAATGTTCGCGCACGCAAACTCTTCTTCCTGCCTTATTGTTGGAATTGATTGATAGTATGAATAGATCTTCATTTTAGTACGCTTTATATCCAACGTGAGCCAGAGGAATCCCAAGATCCACATGAGGTTGGTGGCCGCATTCTTTTGCTCTACGGCAAAACGCAATATCTTCACCGGATCCATCATCCCCGGGCTTGAAGTAGTTAAATGGCATCTCTGGGTTTACTGACTTCAAATCCGGGAACCTTTCTCGAATGGCGTCAAAAACTTTTCGGTGAATCAGCATGGCTCCAGCCCCAAGCCAATCAACCGGCACGACCTTATCAGCAAACGCTTTTGCGTCAGCCGCCAAAGACTGGTTTGAGCACATGAGTTTTCCGCCTTCCTGCCGGCCGAAATAAGCGCCACCCACAAGCATTTTCCCGGCCCCGACGAGACGATGTAGCACATGGCGCTGTAGAGGCTGGTCCAGCGCCGTCCTTGCGCTCGCAACCCACGACTTGTACCAAGCAGATCGCCCAATTGCCGGTATGATGTCGTCGTCGAGCATGAAAAGCCATTTGGCGTCCGTCTCAAGGAACTTTGCAGCGATCGCGTTGCGAGAATTGTAAATCATCGCGTCGCCAAAGACCAAATCGAACCGGATCTGGTCTTTCCCGAAATCCAAAGCCATAGCAACCAGCGCCATCGTCGTCACCGGGTTGCTGGTCTTGTACCAAGGGAGCCCCACGAAGATGTCCCGTCCGACAAACTCTGTTCGATACGAAGGACACCCACCGCGATCGTGGGTCACAACAATCTGCGGAGGCTCAATTTCCTGCAAGACCGGCTCTACTGCTGGATCTTGAGCCGTTTTTTGCAAATTTTTTGCAATTTCAACAGGGATTTTCTGGCTTTCCTCGGTTTCAACGCGGGCAAGGATGGCTTCAATTGAGTCTTGCTTTTGCTTTTTAGGCCTTGGTTTTTCTTTGCTCATTTCCGTATTTTCAAGTGGTTGAACGCGGTTCACTGGGCGTCCATCAAGGCTCGTGTGCCTTTGGATTGGAGTCTGGAATGGATTGGCAGAATCAAGTGCAGCAAGCGTGCGGCGCTCCATCGGGGAGTTTTTCTCTTCCATGATTAAGCGCCAGCTTCATCCAATCCGAGGTCAATTGCGGCAGACGAATCCATCTTGATTCGATCCGATAGCGAGGACTTTGCAGGAGCCTGCCCCTGAATGCTCGATTTTGGCATGCGCCCAGACTGTTTAAGCATTGAGTTCTCCTTCATCAGGGCATCAATTTGCTTCTGCATTTGAGCCCTCGACGCCTGCTCAACTTTTAACTGATCCACAAGCACATGCGACATCACCGCCGCTGTGGTCACCGCTGCGCGTTCCTCGGCCGACTTTGCATTGTACGCAGACCTGAATTTGTCAGAGAGATCATCCACTCGGGCGTTGTGGGCCTGAATCTTCTGGATCTGTTCAGGTGTGGCGTTTGCGGGGACCTCTTGATACCTTGCCCACGGGTGATCTTTGGTGATCGTTTCAACGTAACGATTCACCGATTCAACATCCTTAACGGTGCGTTCGTGCGACTCCTTCTGGCGCTGCTCCATCCACTCCTGCTGCTTTTGCGTAGACAGCTCGAGATCTTTCTCCCGGTTGGATTCAATGTCCTCAATCCCAGCCAAAGCGTTGTTGATCCGCTGGGCGTCCACAAACCCATCTTCAGACGCTGCCAACTTGTCGATGATATTCCGCTTCCACCAAGCCTTTTCTACTTTGTGCGGGCCCCCAGTGTCTTCAATTGCTTTTATGATTTCGTCGGACGCTTTGTGTTTTTTCAGCAGCCCGTAGATATTTTCCGACAAGTCTTTCATCGGTTTGTCGTACTTCGACTTGAATTCAGGATCGTTTTTCAGGTCAAAAGTTGCCCGAAACTCACGAAGCTCCTCGTAGTCCTCAGGAAGTTGGCGAGTCTTTTCTTGGTCAGCGACCTTCTGACGCAATGTCTCCAGCTCGGCTGCGTATTTCCTTGCAGAAACCGCGCTTTCGTTGGCTTTTGATGTCAGCTTTCGCCAATTTGACTGCTGTTTCTCTGACATGTTCGGAGGCATGTCGATCGCTGCAATCTCAGGGTCCAAATCGGCTGGCTGTTGCTGCTGCCCTGCCGGATCTTGAATCGGATCCGCTGTTGCGTTCGGATTTGCAAAGGTGCCATCAGCATTCCTTGCAGGCTGAGTGTTGTTAGAGTTTTGCTCTCCAATGTTCCTCGAGAAATCGTTGGTATCATCTAATACCGACGCTGCCTCTGCGGCATCCAACGCCGAATCGATCACATCGAGATCGCTTTGCGACGGCGTGTCGGCATCGAGCCTTTCAGCGCCTCCATCTGGGTTTGCCACATTGTATTCAGGCACCGTCAATTCATCTGCGTTTGGCATAAGTATATGTTATTGTTTTTTGGGTATGTATTTTTCTGAAATTACATGTTTGTGAAATTTCCAGACGCCGCATCTCCGGATTCTTGTTTTTCAGCCAGCATTGCTTCAAGCAACCCAATGATGTGCTCGGCACCCTCCTTGTGCTTGGCCTCAAGAGCCACCGACTCAATTGTCTTTCCAAGCAGTGGAGGGATGTTTGATCTCAAAAATTGGATTAAACGCCCTCCAGTGCTGCGGTGAAAGTCGCGAAACCTCGCTGTATCTTGTTGATTCCACATAATTTATCCTGCGGTTGGCGGTCTTGGTGGGTTTGCTAACTGTTGAACTAAATTTGATTGGCTTGGATTTGCGGATCCCACTGCTTGGCCAACTTCTCTGAGCCCTGCTGCGGTTACTTGAGGTGCGCTCACAGCACCCGCTGCGGCGGGTGCAATATCTGGTGGCGGGGGAGTTCCGTGCCCTTGCGTAAGGTGTTTGTGGGCTTGCGCCAGAGCTTGCTTGTACTGTGCAAGCTGTTCTACCGGCATGCCTTTTACCTGCGCTGCTTGAATGTGATTCACGAAGTGCTCCATCGCTTTCGATAGAGGCTCAACGCCCTCTGGAGTCAACCCTCCCGGAGGAACGCTTTGAATGAGCGGCATGAGCTTCTGCACCATCGCATCAAGGTGAACCTGATCGTTATCACGCGGCGACACCGGCACGTTGTTCCCGGCCAGTATCGATTGAAGCTCAATGATCTGCTGGCGAGTTGCCTCAATCGCCAACGCCTCAACTTGATCTTTCGGTAAAATGACTTCGTTCGCAATCGATTCTCCCATTTTCTTGACCCAGTCGAGCTTAATGAGGGCATCCTGATTTATTTGTGGATTCCCAGTGTACCGCTGAATCAGAAGATCAAGGATCTGGCTGTCTTGAGCGGTTGTGTCGAGTAGTAATTCAGACGCAGGAGAGTAAGCCAGCATCAGGATGTCACTCGGAGGAAGATTCTTCTCAAGCATTTCCAGACAGCACTCAATTGCTTCCTCGTCGAGATGCTCAGGAACCTCGAACGGAACAAGGAAAGGAGGTAGTTCCATGTTTGATTTATCAAACACATCGACGATCTCTCGCTTAGCCCAACTCACCTTCAATTGCCCCTGTCTGGCAAGGTCCAGTTTTGCCTTCAAATCAGCGGCTGCTTTGATGTGTTCAGGATGGCAGATCCCGCGTTGCATGCGTTCAACTCCTTGCGAGAATTGGCGTGCAAAACGCGTCATAATCCCCTGACGAAGCTGGTTTTCAATCGCTGCAACACGGTTGATTTCCGAGGCTGTTTTGTTTCCAGATCCCCCAATGTGAGGAGCCGGCAAAAACGTACCCAACTGAATCTCAGCCATGTTTGCAATGAACTGGTGAAGCTGGATGAACGAATTTACATCAACCGGCATGTTTTGAGGGATGACATCGTACCCTTCAGGGACAATTGCAACCGGGTGCTGCACCATTAGGGAAGGAGTGTTCGGCTTTGCGCTTGGCCCCTTCTTCAGTGTCATCAAAGACTTTAAATACACATCATCAATGATGAGGTTGTGGGCCTTGTCGATTGCAACGTGGGTGTTGTACAGGTCACGGCCCGCTCCCCGAGACGACATCAGGTTTCCGCTTCCAATTTCAATCGAGAAAAGACCCAAGCAATCAGACATGCGGTTATAGCGATCAACCTGCGTACAAATTTCGTCTCCGCTTTTGTCGTCAAAAAGGAATCGGGAGATTTTCCCATGCGGTTCTTTGACGAGAATCTCGCCAAGCTCGACATACTTAGCATCGTTTTCGTAAGAAGCCCCGTAGGAGCCTTCTCGCTGCCAATCTTCGTATCGGCGGGCGTCGTCATCAGAATCAAGCGTTCGGCCGGCAGGAGTGGCGTTGTTGATCGCTCTGACTAGGTTTTTAATATTCCACCCGGCAAGGACGCTCATCGCCTCGTTCTCGAGAATAGGGAGCAGCTCTGCGATCTGATACCGGCGCTTTTTTGCCCAGATCGGGGTAGCATCAGAAACCTGCGGAGTCTCAATCGAAAAGAACGTGTAATCCTGACGGCAAAATTCCGGCTTCCAGTCGCGCAAATCGTCCCAACTCCAAGCGCAAAACCCAAAGACGGTGTTTTCGTGGACGGTCTGAGCCAGCAAATCATCAAAACCATTCCACCCCCTGATGCATTTAGTGATGCACTCGCGAAAAACCTTGGTCTTGTTCTCGGAATCGATCGATTCAATCGGGAATTTTGAAAACGTCAGCGTGGACGATTGCTCAATCACTTGCCGAAATGGCGGTTGCAACCGACTGCACATCGTTGAGATAAACCCTGTGGAGCGATTGCTCCTCCAAGCCTGTCCCATCGATTCAAGTTTTTTTGGAGAATAGGGAGTCTCATTGTTGAGCTTCTTTTGAATTAGTTGGTTCTTCCGGTTGCGCTCAACATTTTGCTGCTTCAGCCGCCGGTAGGCACTGTGCGCCTGCGCTGCATCTTTAAATGTCCTCCGAACTTGAAGTGTCTTTTCATCAACCGTGTCGTTCGATCCTATTGTCGGGTTGACGACATCTAAATCAAGGATCCGAGGTTTCTCGTGATGATCGTGAACCCGGGGCGCCTTGTCGGCGACCGCGTTGGTAATATTGGGATTGAAGGGCTTTGTGGCCATATTAAGGTGTCACCCAACAGTAGTCGGGGAGGTTGGCTGATTTTTGTAAGGCATCTCTATCAAGAAAAATAGCAGTGCGATTGTCGTGCCGCATGAGACGGCACCCACCAAGAACGGCGCTTGATTGGGTGTCTCGAGCCTGACGAACGGACGCACAAAGGCGGTCAGTAGAAACAACGCATGAGGAACACCCCCCGCGCCAATTGACGTTCTCAGAGCACCCACGGCAGACCTTTGCCCGCTCTTCCGCCAAGTCGTCTGGGACAAGCGGATTAGGTTCTGTGCTTTGAAGGATGTTCCGGGCCCAAACACCAATGTCCTGCATGAGTTCCCCAGACACAGTCAACGGGTTCACAGAAGTAATCGTGACCATGTCCACTCCGTGGCAGTACATTGGCCAGTTCGAGCAGAGATACGAGTTAACGTCTCCCTCAACATCGCCAATCGGTAAATGATTCTCGGCCCTGTAATGCTCAACAGCCTTCAAAAGGTCGTCATACGAATACCCCTGTAGGCGAATATCAGACTGGTAATAGTGCCATCCCCCGGGAGGGATCATGCCCATGATTGGTTTTGCCATTACCGTGCCTTTTTCTTTGTGAAGTTTTCAAGCAATGCAAACGGGCTTTTCCCGTAAGCGGCGAGGCGATCATCGGTATCAATCTCCAAGCCAAGCCGCTGCGCCTCTTCTTCACTCCAAACAACCTGTGCGTACTTTAAATTGTGCTGCTTTATAAGCGCATCCTGTTTTCCTCCTACCGACGCCTGAAGTTCAAAATTGGCGGGAATCTCTGCAATTCGGTTAACCCAGAAAGAAACGGATTTTGTGAATGCCCAAAAATGAACATCCGGGTGTCTGGAGGCAAAGAGCAACCAGCCGTCAAAATACGCTTGTGAAAAAAAGTCTCCCGCTGCGTGAGTGCGAACTAGCCGAGCCTTTTTTGGGAGGCACTCTAGTACGTCCGCCACTTCTTCTGGGGTCTTTCCTTTTACTGCATCAAAGTTGCACCATAGCCTCTCCCTTACACTTGGGTATCGCTCGGTCATTGCGCTATAGCAGCGAAACTTTTGCTTTGGACCGTGCGTGATTGTGCCGGTAACCCTGTCCGCTTTTGACAAACACGCTTCAGCAGATGGACACGTCCACCCACTAGGAAGGTTCCAAGCGTAGGCGCTAGGGTCAAACAGGTATCGGTTAGCTTTTGTGAACGCCGGGATCATAATCACAGGACAAACTCATGGTGACACTTCGGGCAAATTGTCGTGTCGCTGTCAGGCTTTTTGGGCTTTTCGTCAGGGATTTCGGGGACTTCGTCAGGAGACCCAATCATATCTTCAATCTCTTCTTTTGAAAAGCCCAACACTTCCAAATCAAAATCTTCATCATTTAACGAATCAATTTCTGCCGCCAACACGTCAAAATCCCAGCAAGCCATCGATGGAAGCTGGTTGTCGGCAATGGTGTAGGCCTTGATTTGAGCCCCACTCAATCCCTCTAGCACAATTACCGGAACTTGCTCCATCCCAGCTTCATGCGCCGCAAGGACGCGACCGTGCCCTGCAATGATTTTGCTTTTCTCTGAAATGAGAACAGGATTTGTAAATCCAAATTGTTTGATGGATTCTTTGAGTGCCTTGATTTGTTCGTTGCTATGTTTTCTGGCGTTGTTTTCGTAAGGATCAAGATCCTTAATTGCCATCATCTTTACCTCGAGCCGTCGTCTTGTAGAATCTTTCATGCAATGGGCAAATGTGTATATTCCTTCCGTCTAACAGCTTAATTTTTTTAGAAGTTCTGACATGGCATTTTTCATACTTAACGGGATTGTATGACAAAACTATTACATGTCCACACTCCTGAAGATTTAGTTTTTTATTCATCTTTCACAAAAACACCAGAAGGCAACAGTGTTCCGGTGCGGTCTTTGATTTCGTTGTACGCCCCCTGAAGGCATTCATTCAAATCGAGCGAACTCAACGCGCAAAAGTTGATGAGGCAGATCAGCACATCTCCAACTGCGTCCATTGTTTCTGCCCGGTTTCGTTTATTCACAGCATCAGCAAGCTCACCAACCTCTGCAACTGTCTTGAGCAGTTGAGATATCGGGGTTGCGTTCGGAATGATTTTCCGGTCCTCAGCCCACTTGATGACAAGTTCTTGTAGTTCTTCAAACGTATTCATTTCGATACTGATTCAATTAATTTGTTCCAGTCGTGAATTGATGCCACTCGCTCAACTGGAGTTTGAGCCCTTACTATTGCATTGCCAGCTCGGATCAAGCTAGCAACCTTTCGCTCCATCTCTTCAATGGCATCAAGCTCATCCATAATCGGCCGGCAACGACCGCTATCGCGCCAACTTAACGTGTCTTCGCTGCATGTTGGCGTCATTCCTTGTCCTCCCTAGGCATGGCAGCAAAAACAATTTGAGCAAACCGGTTAAAAACCTCAAAAAGCGAATCTCCGTTTATTACCAAAGAGGCTTTATTCCGAACTGCAGAATTCCAAAGCTGAACAGCAGTGATATCATTCAGCGATTGCGGTCCTGCAGCACCGCATTCATTACAAGTAACACAAAATAAACCATCATCATCGTCAATGTCGCTCAAGTCTTCTAGTGAAAATGATTCTTGTTTACAGAATGGACACTGAAGAATCTCTATTTTTGTTGAACTCATTTATTGATTATCACATCAACTTGATGTTTAGTTTGTTTTATTGTTTTCTCAGCCTCAATCCATTTCAAATTTCCAACATTATTTGAAATAATGTCGTTCGACGCCCTAGAAAGCATCTTTAAAAGGAGTTTCAGGCTTTCATTGTCTTTTGTCAGTAAAAAAATCTCACTGTGAAGCGATGCAATTTCGTCAATATGGCTCATTCTGTGTCTGGTTCTTGTTTAAGCTCGAAATAAAGGTCCAGAGTCTCTTTTGCTGTCTCTCTGTTAAACGACAAAACTCTATACGGGTCACGGAACGAGCCTCTTTGTTTAAACTCGTAGACGTTTGCGCCAAGAGAGTCCACTTTACATCGTATCCCGGGCTCAGCAATGTCCCAGTTTATCGATCCCCAGTCCGGAGGATATTTTTTTACAATCACACTCTTTCTCCGTTGGCTTTGTACACATCAAGCCACTGTTCAAGTGCTTTCCAGACAGCTTTGTTGACCGGAAACTGACATTTCCGATGCTCCCCGCTCTTCTTGAGCCACAACGGGCCGCAGTAGCCGCAGTAGTCAAACGTCCACATCCGTCCGTTGACGGTGATTTTTTGATCAACAGCGTCTGGAACCGAGATGAAGGTTTCTGGGTTTAGCTGAATTGATTTCAATTTATTTACCCTCAACAAATGTTATTGCTCCAATAATAGCAAACCCAAGCCTACGTCTTGTTTTTGCGCCAACCCCAGCCGGCGGTCGTTCAAAAACAACTGCCGCGTAAAGACGTTCTAAGGAGCCGCCGCAATCATACTGCTCAGCGTACTTCAGAGCAGCTTTAAGCTCTCTTCCGCGAAGGTTTGCGGTCAGAAAAGAAATGTGTCCACTCATACCGCTACCATGATGCGTTGAGACCGTCCGGAAGCCGCCCGTTTTGATCCAGCTTCTCGGATGAGTTTTTTGCGGAACAGCGCCCTGTATCGGGGCGTGATTGATCCATACCCAAACTCAGGCAGGTCTGCGATGACATCGTCAGAGATGCACCCAGCTTCCCCGTAGGATCGAACCACCTCCAAAACCATCTCCTCGAGCTTACTCGCATCGAGGGAAGCAGCTGCTTGCTTGCTCGTCACAGGGTCACTGCGACGAGCGGCAGGCTTGCTGAAATCAAGCTCAGGCTGGATCATTGGATAGCTTTCCAGAGGGAGAGATTGAACGTCCCGAACGGACCGCCTTTCTCGGGGCGGAAGTCCCCGATACCAACCTGCTGACCGCCCTCGGTGATGAGTTGCTGAACAAACTCCGGAGGGAGAAGATCCTCGTTCACACGGACCGAGAACCGGGCAGACCAGCAATCAAACCGAGGACGATGGCGCATGATCCGCCCTTTGGTCGCCGGAATTGTCACTGGTCGGGAATCGACCTCGAACGACTTGGAAGGGGTCTCGCCGTCAAGGTCAAGGATCGTCACCGTGTCCTGCGTCACCAGCACCGCAGCCGGCACGACGTACTTTGCAGACTTCCGAGTGCCCCTGAGCTTGTGGCCTCCGCCGGCTTCACGAATGAGTCGAGCGATCGCCGCGCCCGGAAAGTAGTAGGTACCATCACTGGCCTGATAAACGACCTCCTGAGCCTGTTCCCGAGGAGATTTCTCGACCACAAGAGCACTGCGGGTTGCCTTTCCCTGCTGTGCCGCCTCAGTGAAACGGTGTTGAAGTAGGGGTGATGTGCCTTCGATTAGGACTTCGTATGTTTTCATTTATTTTGCTGTAGTTGCGATTTTTGCGAGATCGTGAACTCAAATTGTATCCATGCCTTGCCTTGCCTTGCCTCACCGTGCCTTGCCGAGCCATGCCCTGCCGGACCGCGCCTGACCGCGCCTAAAAAGCATCAATACCTTCCGTTCCCTCCCATTTGCCCAGCGTCCGCAAAAACGCCTCTGCGCGTTGGCGGGCTGTGGCGCAAAAAAATGACGAGTCATCCGAATAATGTGAGTTTGTGACTCTAGCTAGCTGAGTTGCGTAAAATGGGTTCCAATCCGAGAAAATAACCTTCTCCGCCTCATGCATCGCGTTGAGGTCGGTGCAGTAGTTTGGCAGGTCACTTTGCCATAGATCCCCATTCAAATCTCGGCAAATTAAATTGCCTTTCCAGCCACACGCC